CGTTTCCCGGTGAGTTTGAAGACGGATCCGTCGCCGTTTGCTCTTTTCATTGCCATAAAAAGCACCTTCTTTCTGTATATTACCGGAAAAAAGGCGCAAAAAATAAAAGCCCCTTTTCCGTTGCTTTATTGAAGGGCTTTTGCTATAATAATTTTGCGAGAATTAAATAGCAAGCCCGATCAATCGGAGATTGCAGCCGCCCAAGTGTTACCAGCACCGGGGCGGTTTTCTTATGCAGTTACAAACCAAGCATTTTGCCAGCTTTCTGTTGACGCCCGGCTTTATTAGTCGGGATCCCGGTTGCCTTTGCAACCTTCGCTTTTGTCTGCGAGATACCAAGCGCCCGGCTGAGACTGAACGAAAGCCCTTTGATCAATGATTTTTTCTTCTTCATTATTCTTCGCCTTCTATATCTGTATATTTTATTCTCATTTCAGCACCATAATATTTTTTCTTGCCGCCGCCGTGTACTTTGAAATATTCCACGATATAAGGACGCCCGGCGTTTTTCTCCAAGTAAGGAATAAAACCTTTCGGAACGTTGCCGACTATATAATCATTCACATATACATAATAGGCGGGTTCATCATTATATAAATACCTTTCAAGACGTGCGGCATATCCAGAATCAAACGGTGGATCACAAAAGGAAATTTTTTTCAATATCGTTTGTCTGGAGCGAAGCCGCCCGCTTTCATTGTTGAAAGTGACACCAGCAACATCAAAAGTGATGGTCTTTGTTCGCTGCGGCTGCGATTGTGGCTGCACAGCTTTGGGAGAATCTACAGCAGTAGGATCACTGGGCTGGCGGGCTAATGAGATAAGCACAACGCCTATGATCAAACAAGTGACACCATTTAGAATTCCATATTGTATAAAACCGACAACGCTTGAAATTACACAACAGATACCAAAAAAATAAAGTAAAAATTTTTTCAAGTCGCATCTTCCTTTCTATGTATGAAAATCAATATGTATGATTTTTCCATTTTGTTGGTATTTTATGCCATTTTTTCTACGTCCCCTTTTACATAGCCCAGATCCCGGAGTTCTACGGCACGTTCTAACAGCTTTTGGCGTCCTGTGTCATTCAGAATCTTGTATGTATTCAATAAATTGTTTTCGTCGTCGGTAAGCGGGGAGTTATCAGCAGATATTCCACACATATCATAGAAACCGACATGAAGTGCTTTGCATATCATAAACAGTGTATCGACGTCTGGGGTATTGTTTCCACATTCCCAACTTGAAACCGCGGCAGCAGTTACACCAATAGCTGCGGCGAGATCCTTCTGTGTTTTCTTCTGCTTCTTTCTATAAAAAGCAATATTTTTCTGTATATTTTCCTTCAATAGCTTTTCATTGTTAATTGTCATTTAAGTGTTACCGCCTTTCCTTAACTGTATATTACCATACGTTTCAGTGAGTTTCAATAAAAAAATCAACAAAACATTGATTTAAGTATTGACAATCAATGAATCGTCGTGTATATTACAAATATCAACGATACGTTGATTCTTGAAACAGAGAAAGGAGACAGACAAAATGCTGGGAAGTACATTGAAAACATACATGAAAAAGCGTGGAATCAAGCAGACGTATGTTGCAAGCGTCACGAAGATTCCACCGCAGGTCTTAGGACAGATCTTGAATGAAAATAGAAAGCTGGAAGCGTCAGAGTATTTCAAAATATGCAGCGCAGTGAACGCGGATCCTGTAAGACTTGCGGAAGAATCGGGGATCTGGGAGCAGGACAAGGCAGCGCAGCTGGTATAAACCAACACCACACACCGACGAAGGAGAGAAAGAAAACATGAAGTATGGGGAAGAATTGATCCGGGAACTTGAAGCAGAGATCGAAAGATACGAAAATCAAATGTCGCGCCGTTGGGACAGGATAAACAATGGCGAAACAGATCAAGAAGATTGCTTCGTATCAATGAGAGTGGAAGAACGCGGAAGAGATCTTGCAAGGGACAAAATAAAACTGATCCAGAACGGCGGCTTTGACTGGTTTGTAGAATACGCAACGCTTGACGGCGTGCTGGTGAATGCAAAGTGGTGTCAGTGCAGATCCTTCACGGGATATGGAAAGACAAGCAAACTTCGCGTAGAAATGCCGGACGGTACAGTCAAATGGACACAGGCAGCAACTGAAAAAGGACTGGCACGCATAGGAATAAAACGCGTACTGTGCAAGCGCCCGGCATGGTTCAGATTTAGTTCGGGCGGTTCCGGGATGTACGGCATATACACGGGACAATATACCACTTTCCCGTCAGACAAGAACTACGCAACCGGGGAAGACGCAAGCGAAGAACCAGTAGAGATGAAAGACTACACACCGACGAAGGGAGAAAGAAAAAATGTTGCAGAGTAAAGGAAGATACAACCTTGATTGTATAAATGATGTGACGTGCGGCAGCGTATGGGGAACAATCACAACGCTGGAAAATATCGACGAAGCAGTGCAGCAGCGCGGAGCATTCAGAGCAAAGATCGAATTTTACGGGATTCTGGAAGAATACAACGGCAACCGATACGCATTTTTCAAGGATTTAGGAAGAGAGACAGAAGACAACTACTTCGTAGAACTTACATAAAAACAAGCGCTGTGCTGGTAACACAACGCTTGCCATAGAATGTCGCCTGTATTTTAGTGGTGCTGCATAAGCAGCAAAGTTTCGTCGGGATGTGTATTTTCGTCGGTTGTATACTTCGTCGGTTTGTGAATCAAAAATAGTTTGCGGCTATTTTTGAGAATTAACGCCGGAAAAGCGATCAAGAATATCATTGTATATTCTGACAGCGATTTCCAACGGATCGGCGGTATTGTAGGCTTTTTCATATTCACAGGAAAGATAAGGGAGCATAGCAACCGTCAAGGCTGCGGCGCTCATTTCTTCCGAAAATACAATATTGTCTATTACCATACGCGATCACATCCTTTCGTAAGGCGACAATCACATTATATCAGAAACAAATAAAAAAATAAAGAAAATAAAGAGAAAAAACCACACACCGACGAAAGGAGACACGACATGACACAATACACGGTCAAATATGACTTAACAGAGAAAGAAGAAGAAGCCCTGCGGGAGTTGCTGCCATGCTATCAGCAGTATATAGCAAAGGACGGCAGCAGACCTTTTGAAAAATACACGCTGGCAGATGTTTTTCAATCGCTGATGTACATAGGCAGCAGGCACACGATCTGGCGACATATAAAGGAAGAGCAGTTCAGACAGAATCTGATCGACATAGATCAGCTGATCGACGACAAGTATTTGACCATGGCAGAGAGAAACGCACACACAGACGAAAGGAGCGAAGACACATGGAAAAAAGAACAATGACATTCAGCATAAACGGTGATTTCATTACACAGCTGGCGCGGGAGAAATGCCACTATGAAGGGAAGATGGAATATGCAATGAATCTTTTGGAAAGCTGTCTTGAATCCGACGAGATCACAGACAACGAAAGAAAAGGACTGGTTTTTGCGATTCTGGATGGACGCGCAGAGGTAACGGGGACATATCCGGGCGACGATTACAGATTCCACTATCTTGATCAGAGGGACGAACAATGGAACATTGCAAGAACACTTGAAAAGCTGCACGAAAAAGCGGAGCAGGCAGAAAAGGAACTGCACCAAGTAGAAGAAAAGCTGGGATTTATCGCAGGCGGTTACATGACGAGTCGGCAAAGAAGAGAAGCCCAGAAGCAGTACAGGGAAGAAACGGGCGAAAAGTTATTCGCCGACATGGAAGAAGAAAGAGAAAGCACAGAAAGCACCCTTCTTGATTCTTTCATAAAGCGCATGAAGTCGGAAACCGACGACGATTACGGATGGCTGGAGCCGAACGGAACTTTTCACCCAGTAGAATTCGGGATGCACGAAAACTGGGCGACAGATCACGTCACGGAGTTTTACAGAGACGAACACGAAGAAAAGAAGCAGGAAGCACGCAAATATATTTCACACGGCGATTTTCTCACAGATCGCGGCTGGGTGCTGCTGCATAACCCGTCACAGGGAATCGCGATCCCTACAACTTCACCGGGAAAGAGATACACAAAAGCGCAGAAAGAATTTTTGTATCAGTATTTCATAGACAGGAATTGCGAAAAAGAAGCGAATGAGATCTGGGAAGATTAAACACACCGACGAAAGGAGCGAAGACACATGGCAGCAGGAAAAATCAAGGTAACAGAAGCAGCAGCACTGCTTCACGTTTCGGATCAGTTCGTCAGAATCGGGATGCAGCGCGGGATCCTGCCGATAGGAACGGCACTGAAAATGTCAACAAAATGGACATATCAGATCAGCGAAAAGCTGCTGGCAGAGTACAGCGGCGCTGATGTGGCAGCAGAACTGGAACAGATCAGAAGGGGGATTGCATGACAACAGTAGACGATATATTGCAGCTGATTGAGCCGTCCGACAGGCTGCGGATCGTAAAGGACGGAAAAGACCTTTTTGTCGGATATGTCGGAGCATACAAGCTGGATTCAGAAAAGCAGATGCAAGATACCTTCGGAAGCTGCGAAGTAAAGAAATTCAGAGCAGTGCCGGAACTGCGGCACAAGGACTGGAAGAAACGCGGGCTTGCATCACCGCTGAAACCGGATGAAACGCCGGACTATTACTTCGCGGATCTGCAATCAACGCTTTATTATACAATCCACATCTAAGCACAGAAAGGAAGGAAAGCAAATGGCTGTATGGGAAAAAGAAGGATGGGGAACAACGAACGACTGCTTGCAGATGGTCGTTGATAACTACGAAACACAAGGAACAACCGACAGACATTCAGTGAATGCGCTTGAAAGCTACTTGCGGAGACTTACGCCGCCAGCTTTCAAAGTCATGTTCGAGCATAGCAGGACAACCACAGCACAGATGATCGCAGACGTGCTGGGAGTTGACAAGCTACTGGACGTTTACAACGTATTCATGCAGGAACCGGGAAACACAGAAAACGCACGCGAACTGCGGCAGCGGATTGAAAAACTGGAACAGCAAAACAGAAACCTTGCAAATGATCTGCAACAACAGAGAGAAACAACGCTGGAGCAGGAAGAAGAATACAGCAAAGAAACTGTGATCTGGCGGGAGACAGAAGAAAGCCTGCAAGAACAGGTCAGAACCGCCACGGAGCAGCTGGAAGAATCAAAGCTGGAGATCGTAAGACTGAAAGCGGAGATCTACGACATTCTTTCAAAGAATGGCGATATTTAAAGAAAGGGGAAACAAAGAAATGAGCAAAAACAATGCAGCAGGAATTGTCGGAATCATCACGACGAAGCCGCGCGTAGTTATGGACGCGCCGACATGGGCGCAGAAAGTATATGAAGCGGTACTGGAGTATAGACGCCCAAGCGGAACGAAAGACAAATTTTTCGTTCAGTTTCCGGGGCAGGCAGCAGGGACGAAAAAAGCACTTTTGAACATCAAAAAAGGAAAAGAAGTGCTGATCGGCGGCGAAGTAAGAACACAAAACATGGACAACCCAGAGCCGCACGAACCACGGGTGAAAATCTGCATTTATGCAAAAGTGATCGCAGTAAACGATCCACCAGCTGATCCACAGAACGAAGTCAAGCTGTGCGGGCATATCTGCAAGCATCCACGGATAGCAACGGCGCGCTTCGGAAAAATAGCAGTCACCAGCTTTATTGTGGCGGTAAACAGCCACCACGGCGCAGATTATATTCCTTGCGTATGCTGGCGAAATGTTGCGGAAGCCGCGGCAAAGCTGAAAGTCGGGGCGTATGTGGAAATTACCGGGCGTATGCAGTCCAGAGAGTACAAAAAGAAAATGCCGGACGGAAAGCCGCCATACCTTGCCACAACGCACGAAGTATCAGTCACACAGCTGGGATTCGCAGAAGATACAGACGAACAGAAAACAGAAGGGAGCGAAAAAACATGTTAAAAAAACCGACGATAGGAATTGTACTGGATGAAATGAGCAGACGCCAGGCAGAAGAATTTATGCGCTTTATCAGCGGAATGTCTGTGAAGAAGGATAGTATCTTCATTCATGCTGCACGCGGAAGGATCAAAGAGCAGGAAGAAGCAATGCAGCAGTTCGCAAAGCTGGCACAGGAAGCAAGACACGCAGAAGACCGGGAAAGCGTATTTGCAAAAACCGGACTGGCAGCAGGCTTCGCAAACGGGATCCTGTGCGCCGGGCTGATCACAAAAGACGAACTGGCACAACTGGTGGACATGCTGAACAAAGCAGGAAGCGACAGACTGGCAGAACTGGACGCAAAGAGAAAGTCTGTATTTCACCGCATTTTCAAAGGGGCTGTCTTATGAGCGCCGCAGAATACCGCAAGATCATTGCAGTAGACTTCGACGGCACACTAGCAGTCACACAGTTTCCGACGATCATTGAACCGAAGTGGAATGAAAATGCAATTTGCAAGGCACTGAAAAAGCAAGGCTGCATTTTGATTCTGTGGACATGCCGCTGCGGGGAAGATCTGACAGCCGCGGTCGAATGGTGCAAGGAACATGGGCTTGAATTTGACTATATCAACGAGAACGTACCAGAGAATGTGGAAAAGTGGGGCAATGACAGCCGAAAGATCTTTGCACATGAGTACATAGACGACAAAGCCACAAACCCGGTCAAGGAACGAGCGTGGATCCGGCGGCTGCGGAAAGCAAAAGCAGAAAAGCTGATCCCGGCTGCGATTGCGGTTGTATCAATATTCGCTGCATACGGAGTGATTGCAGCATTAAATCTTTTATTTTGAGGAAGGAGACAAGAAACATGGCAAAAGGAGAAAGCAAGACGGGAAACTGCCGATTTTGTGGTCAGAGTTCGATCATAGAAGGTGGCGCAGACATGACAGAGCCGCAGCTGGAAGAAGCGGCAACAATGCGCTGCACCTGTGACGACGCGAAACTGTATCAAGAGACAGCAAACAGGCGTGGAACGGCAAAACAGCGCGCACAGGAATTGTTCGGAGAGAATGCCGGAGAGTATAAGCAGCCAGAAGATATTCTGGAATTGATCAACAACGCCATTGACCTTGTATGCGACAAGAAAATGAAGCAGGCGACATTCAAATTCAGAACCGGGCTAAACTGCCGGATCATGCAAATGGCAAAAGACAAGATCAAAGTTGTTCGCGAGACTTCCAACACAGAAGCCTTTGAACAGTAGGCGCAATATGTTTGAACTGAACAAATTATACAACAGGGATTGTATGGAAGCCATGAAAGAGATCCCGGACAAGTATTTTGAACTTGCGATCTGCGATCCACCATACGGGATAGGAATTGACGGTCAGAAGTTAAGCATAAATAAAAACCCGAAACACAACAGAAAAGCCCACACGCAGAAAAGCTGGGATCACGCGATACCGCCAGAAGATTATTTCCGAGAACTGGAGCGCGTCAGCGTGAATCAGATCATCTGGGGGGGG